CAAACACCTTTTAAGATTAAAGTTGATAGTGCAGGGAGGACTACCTACGGGTTTAATATTGGTATAACTACTGAAAGAGATTAAGGAGGAATGATATAATGGCAACTAGAATAGGCTGTGATAATCTTGTTTATGCTATATTGACGGCAGACGATGGTATATCTGACCCGTCATATGGAGAGGTAAAATCAGCGCCTGGTGTTATGAGTTTGAATATAAACCCTAACGCATCTCAGGAAACTATTTTCTATGATGACGGCCCAGGTGAAACAGCTACGACTCTAGGTAACATAGAGGTAGAGATTCAAAAAAATGAACTTACTACAGAACAGAAAGCAGACTTATTGGGGCATACAATAGATAGCAAGGGCGCTATTGTATATGGTGCTAATGATNTACCACCATGGGTAGCCATAGGCTTTAGAACACTTAAGTCTAACGGTAAGTACAGATACGTATGGCTGTACAAAGGAAAGTTCTTAGAGCCAGAAGACAATAGTGAGACAAAAGGTGATAGCATCAACTTCCAATCTGATACTATTGTAGGCCAATTTGTTAAGATTGAGAAGAAGTACAATATCGGTGGAAAAGAGATACAACCTTGGAAGTATGAAATTGATGCTGAGCATCCTGATGCAGACAGCTCATTAATAGCTACATGGTTCGAGGAAGTCCAGCTGCCTAGTACTGTATAATATGGAGGTGTAGATAATGGCTAATATTAAAAAGTTAAAGAGAGAACCTGTAGTAATAGATATTGGTGATNGTGTTGAAAGAAAGCTTAGATATACCTTAAACTCTTTCGCACTAATTGAAGAGAAGTATGGAACTATTGATAAGGCTATGGAAATATTGAAATCCGGCAGTATAGCAGCTATTAGGTTTGTATTATGGGCTGGTCTTATACATGAGGATGAAAATCTGTCTGAGCATTATGTAGGTAGCCAAATAGATTTATCAGACTTAGAAGACCTAGCAGAAAAAATGAATAAAGCAATGATGGGAGATTTACCACANGATGAGGTGGTTAACCCAAACTAATAAGAAGTCCCGGGAATAAACAAGGCCAATCCGTACAGCAAACAACAGAAGATGATGGTTGGGATTGGCCTTTTATGTTATTCTTCGGGACTGTAGAACTAGGAATGACTGAGGAACAGTTCTGGAATACAACACCAAGGAAATTTAGAGCATTATCAGATGCTGCTATAGAATATAAGCAGATGCTATATGGTTCTAGTGACAATAAGGCTAAACCGCAGTTTGGATATATTGACCAAATTTCTGGATGGTAGGAGGTGTAGCTAATGGGATTTTTCGCTAATTTAACAGCTAAGCTTGGAATTGATACTTCACAATTTGATAAAGGTTTAAGGGCTGCATCTGCTGCCGTAACTAGGTTTTCTAAACAAGTAGCAAAGGACTTTAAGACTACTTCTAAAAGCGCCGCAAGTGCTAGTAATAGTTTTAAGATACTCGGAAACGCAGCTGATAAAGGTTACAAAAGTGTAAGGAGAATTACGCAGGGAATTATAATCTCTCAAACATTCTATAGGACTGTTCATGCTATACAAGATGTTACTAAAGCGCTGTACAATTTCTCCCAAGCTGCGGAGGAATCTAGAGTAGCTTTTACAGGACTTATAGGAGAAGCTGATAAAGCTAAGAGATTTAATGAAACCCTTCAAGACTTGGCTGCTGATACACCTTACACATACGAGCAGGCAGCTGATAATGCTAGATTACTATTGGCGTATGAATTTCCTCTTCAGAATATGGAAAGGATAATGAGAAATATAGTGGACGCTGCAGCAGCGTCAGGTAAGACTGAGTCATATAAAAATATAGCTGCAGCGCTAGGACAGATACAAGCCAAGGGTAGGCTTACTGCTAGGGAGCTAATAAGGCTTGCTAATGCAGGTATACCAGCATATCAGATACTAAGAGAAGAATTAGGGTTGACACATGAGCANATTGTTAACCTTGGTAAAACTCCTGTTCCTGCTGATATAGCTATTACAGCTATNCTTANNGGAATGGAAAAAAGATATGCTGGAGCAGCCGCGGCGATGCAGAGAACTACAAAAGGTTTAGCTAATGCTATTAGAGAAAATCTTCTGATAATAAGCCAAAATGTCTTCGACCCTATGTACCAGAACTTCAGAGTTAATATGGAGAAAATATCTAATAGGTTAGAAACAATGCGGGATGATATGAGGAAGGGCGGTTTCGGTTACATGCTAGCGAACATGTTTCCACCAGAAATCGTTCAGAGGATACAATTATTTGCAGCTAATATACAGATGTTTATACAGAACATAGTAGCTATGTATAAGGCGCTAGCTCCAGTCAGACGCGCTTTCACTGAACTATTTCTAAATACGTTTAACGCAGTTATGCCGTTTATTAATATGTTTACGCGAATACTTGCTGTATTAATGCAAATATTAACAAGTAACAGTACTGCAGTTAGAATATTCGTTTCAGCGCTTGGTGGTTTGTTTATAGTAAATACTGTGATAAAACTAATACTTGGTTTTACGACTGCTCTGAAATCACTGTTGATAGTTAAGATAATTGCGCAAGGTATAATATACCTAGGAAAAGCGATAGGGTACCTAACAATGATGCTAGCTACTAATCCACTTGTAGCTTTTGTTGGGTTAGCAGTTGGCGGATTACTTGCAATGACTCTTGCTAGTAAGAAGTTCGGAAGNACTNTAGATAACTTAATGGGTAAAATATCTAGAGCATTTGGTGTAGACCCATCTAAGATATTCGCACCTAAGATGGAAGAAAACACGAAGATTGCTGATGAATTCAATCAAGAACTTGAGCTATCTAGCGAAGGGCTTAAGAAAATGGGTGATAAGGCCAAAGAAGCTGGTAAGAAAGCTAAGCAGGCTTTGATGGCATTTGATGAGGTATTTGTACTTCCCGACCCAGATGCAGGTACCGAGAGCTTAGATGACATATTTGATATATCAGATATAGAGACTCCTGCTATACCGCCATTTGATGCTAGTGAGATGTTCCCTGATGTTGGTACTTCGATAACTGAATGGACCCAAGGCGTAGCTGACTCCATTCGTGATAAGCTTACCAAGGCAATAGCTGGCGCAGGTATAGGGGCGGTCATAGGCGGTATAATAGGCGGTATATTTGGAGGATTGCCTGGGGCGGTTCTGGGCGCTAAGATAGGTGCGGCTGCCGGTGCAATAGCAGGACTATTCTGGGAGAAGCTAGTAGCATTCTTCAAATCACCTACTGGTATAGGTGCTGGTATAGGAGCTACGCTAGGAGCAATAATAGGTGGTATAATTGGCGGGCCAATAGGTGCTGTTGTGGGTGCTATACTCGGAGGTACCGCGGGTGGTATAGTAGGCCACTTCTGGGATAATATAAAAGCAGCATTCTCAAATCATCCTGCAGGGGCTACTATAGGAGGTGTTATAGGCGCTATAGTAGGCGCTATGCTAGGCGGTCCTATAGGAGCAGTTGCAGGGGGTATACTAGGAACTAGTGCAGGAATACTAGTTAGTAAGTATTGGGAAGATTTAAAAAACGCCTTTACTACAAGTACTAGCAGCGCTATGAATATAGGAGCTATCGTAGGAGGCATAATAGGAACTATTTTAGTCCCAGGTCCGGGCACTATTATAGGAGCTTCTATAGGAAGTACAGCGCAATCATTAGTCAGCTCTTTCTGGTCTAGAGTATCAAGTTCATTTGATGAAGATAGCTCGCATGACCGAATAGCTGAAAAAGTAGCTGAGTCTTTTTCTAATATATCTGAGATGGCTGAAAGTAATATTAGAATTAAAGTAAATGACATCCTTGGCTTATATACAGAACTAGGTGAAAAGAGCTACGAAAAGCTCTATGAGTTTTATCTTAAAAACACTAAATTAACTGAAGAAAGTTGGTCAGATTTAAAAGAGCTAACTAGAGAAGCACAACAAGGGTTTTTAGACCTATTAGATATGCATAAACAAGAAGAGTTGGAACTTGTAGCTAAAGCTCACCAAGCAGGAATTATAACTGCACAATCGAATGCAGACGAATTAACACAAACAATAATAAATAAATACGATGAAAGAGCAGAAGCTACTAAG